TGCAGCCACACCAGCAGCCACTGAACCTGCCGCAGCCACACCAGCAGCCGCTGAACCTGCCGCAGCCGAACCTGCAGCCGCTGAACCTGCCGCAGCCGAACCTGCAGCCGCTGAACCTGCCGCAGCACCAGCAGCCGCCGAGCCAACAGCGGCATCTGCTGAAGAAAGCGAGGAAGAAAGAGCACGTAGAGCCGCAGCACAGCGCACGACTCAGCAAGCTAATACGACCGCCAACGAAAGCAAAGTGAAAAAGGCCGAGACCCTGAACGAACAACTTCAAAAAATCTCAGAGAGATGGGGGTTTGGTAAATAATGTCAAAGAAACTACTTAGAGAATATTATGCATTGTGTGAAGGCGGCGTATGTCAAGATCTCCTCACAGAAGAAGAAAAACGTTATGTTGCTGACGGCGGTATGATTCTTTCTGGAATTATGCAAATGACCGAAACACAAAACGGCAATGGTAGGGTTTACCCCCACACTACAATGATACGCGAAGTTAAAAACTACGAGAAGCTTGTTAAAGAATGTCGTGCGCTTGGCGAATTAGATCACCCAGACGATTCTGTTATCAATCTTAAGAATGCATCCCACATGGTGACTGCGATCTGGATGGAAGGCAAGAATGTCATGGGCAAGATTAAAGTCTTAGAGACTCCATCCGGCAAGATCCTCAAGGAACTGGTCAACGGTGGTGTTACAGTAGGTGTTTCTTCCCGCGGCATGGGCTCTGTGCGAGAAGAGAAGGGGCAAACAATGGTCGAAGATGATTTTCAATTGATTTGTTTTGATATGGTCTCCGAACCATCAACGCCCGGCGCATTTATGATGCGCGAAGCTAAAGAATTTAACAATAATGTATTCACAAAGGCCGATAAAATCAACCGGCTTTTAAATGAGGTTTTAAGTGAAGAAGAGTGATTTAAAAGAATTGATCAAGCCGCTCGTCAAAGAGTGCATCCATGAAGTTCTTCTTGAAGAAGGGCTTTTGTCCAATGTTGTTTCAGAGGTTGCTAAGGGTCTTGGCAGCGCTCCGGTTATAACAGAACAAGCCGAACAGCCTGTTAGAGTAGCGCCACCAAAGAAACGAAGCTATAACCAAGATAGAAAAAAGCTTATGGATGCAATAGGTAACGAAGCATATAACGGTGTTAATTTGTTTGAAGGCACCACACCCACACCAGCCCAACAAGAACAAGCTGCCGGCTCCGTTGATATGGGAGATCCCCGCGATGCTGGCGTAGATATTGGTTCTATTCTTGGGCATTCTTCAAAGATTTGGGAATCAATGAATAAGGGGAAACGATGAGTAGAAAAGCAGCAAATGTTAAAGTGACTTCAAAAGAGTGCCGCGGCAATACCGAAAGAATGATCAGAAGGTTTATTAAGAAAACCAAAAAAGCAAAGATTGTTGAACAAGTTAGAGATAGAAGATATTATAAGAAGCCTTCCGATAAGAAGCGCGAGGATCGCAAAAAAGCAGACCGTAGAAGAATCCGAGACGAACTTAAAAGACAAAGAGCATTAGAAAAACGTATGAGAAAAAATAGATGACTATTTATATTTGTAAAGCAAAAAAGGGATTAAAGCATGTCGGTTTATAAAGCAACAAGTTGGGGTCGCACTCGCAGGCCCAAAAGCTTACGAGACGATAACCCGATCGGCACGAAAGAAACACCGACAGCCACCACTGTGATCACGGCCTCGGCTACTATACTAGATAACGGTATAAGTAAAACTTCCACTGATGGTGGTCTGCACCTTAATGGGTTGGTAACAGAAAATCAGAGGTATCTACATGTTTACGTTGAAGGCGCCGGCGCCCGGGCCGTGCAAGTGTATGGTTATACTTATGCCTCTGGCAAGTGGGCTCCAATTATGGAACATGATGGTGATGGTACCCGCTCTGTTATGACTGCTACAACGGACAGTGGTGCTGCTAGGCACTACATTTTTGAAATTGCAGGTATTGATAGGGTAGCATTTGTAAAATCAACCACCGACGCGCCAACACTCTATGCAGCGGCCAGCACTTTTTAAAGGTTTAAAGTTCAATGACTAATTACAATTATACAAACAAGGTGAGAGGCGAATAATGGCGACGTACAAAGCAACAAGTTGGGGTCGTACCCGCCGCCCGAAGACTCTCACAGACAGCAATCCAGTTGCAACTAAAGAAACACCTTCGGCGGTAGCAGTCATCGCCGCGGCCGGCTCTTTATCTGCCGCTTTGTCCAGCACTACTGCCGGGGAGAATGGTTACATTACAGAAAATCAAAAGTTCTTGCATGTATATGTTGATGATTTGACGGGCACTGACGATGATCTATCTGTGTTTATATATGGTTATACTTATACTTCTGGTAAGTGGGCACCTCTTTTAGAGCGCGATGGTGACGGCACCCGCTCTATAATGGAGCCAAGCTGTGGTACTAGTGGTGTAGGTCGGCACTTTATTTTTGAGATTGATGGTATTGATAGGATTGCTTTTGTTAAGTCTGCTACTGCGGTACCAGACAATGTTTTCGCAGCGTGTAGCACTTTCTAAGGAGTTTGTTGAATGAGTTTTGGATGGGCATATGTAGACTGTGATGCATCAGCGCTTGGACCTACGGGGTCTATACAGTTCATGTCAGGTGGTGGTGTAACCACCGGCTCGGCAAAGATGATGTATCACACCACCTCGGTAGGTGGCTACCAACCGAGCACCATGGTGCTTTCTGGTAACTTAATTGTAACCGGGTCAGTATCAGCCAGTATTTTTCATTATGAGAATGTTACTAGAATTGATGCGACCGGCTCCACATACTTTGGTAATTCCAATGACGACACCCATTCTAGAATTGGTAGTTTAATCGTCAAAAATGCTGCAGGCGTTAAAGTCTTAAGTGCTAGCATTGGTGATCAAGCTGTTCATGTACGCGGCCTTAATGTTATATATGAGNCTGTTACGGTTACATCATATACAGCCAGTACACCCTCTTATATTCTGGGTGTTCAGAATAGCAATAATGTTAGAATTCAAATTCCTAGCGCATCCACCTACGGTTCGGGCGCTCTCTTAATAGTAAAAGATGAAGCACCCACTCGCGCTGGTACAAATATTATTCTAACAGGCTCCGGAGGTTATACTTTCGACAATACCCCATCCTACACGCTTACAGGATCAATGCCGGCAATTAGTTTATATTCTAATGCGCCAACTGGTTTGTCTTCTAATTAATTAAGGAGGCACACAAATGGCTTACAATAATATGTCGGGTACTGTGTTCCTTCCGGCTGAACTACGACCGCGAACGGATATTGCAGTAGCAACCATTCTTTCAGGCAACCTAAGTACATCAGACGGCGGTTCGGTTATTAATGTACCGCGCGTTTCCAATGCCACCAACAATTCAATTATAACAAATGTTGGCGGTGATGCGAACACACTGACATGCGAGAGTAATTTAAAGTTTGATGGCTCCCTACTAAGTGTTGTTGGTGGTCTAAGTGCCAGTGTGAATGTTTCAGCTTCCGCGTTCTACGGCGATGGTAGCAATCTTATAAATGTCAAAGCGGACCATGTTGTAGCCGAGGGTCCCGCCCACTCGATTCAGTTTCACGACTCTTCTGATGGTGACCTGACCGGGTCACTAAACTTTACCTTTCAGAACAACATACTCAAACTTGGCGGAGGTCTCAAAATGAACCGCCGTGCAATCAGTGCCACAGCAACTGCCTCCTCTACAGATTACTTTATTGGAGTTGATACTACAAGTGCTGCGGTGGACCTTCGATTACCGAGCGCTGCTACTTTATTAAGTGGTCAAACGCTGGTCATAAAAGACGAAGGCGGCGCCGCACACACAAATAAGATCACTATTTTGGCATCAGGATCACAAACAATCGACAGTCAAAATTCAGTTGTTTTAGAGTCACCCTATGCATCGTTGCAGCTTTATTGTAACGGCCTTGATAAATATCATATTTTCTAATTTTTATTACCCCCCCCACGGACTATTTATAGTCGAGCGGGTATTCTTTATCTGGATCAAATCTGGATAGGTGTATCTCGTTCACCCATAATAAAAACTATAAAATGGAGGGTTTTAAAATATGGCTTATAAATTTCAAACCTTAGCCGCTACTATGAGTGGATCTCTTACACAAGAGGGTACTTTTACGGTTAAGAACGATGCTGGTACTACAGCATTTACCGCCACCGATGCAGGTGTGGTTTCCGGTTCTGGAAACTTTTCTGCTGGTGGTACTGTTTCACTTCTCGGTGTTGCTGACACCGCGATCGCAGTCGGTTCGGACTCGCTTTACTTCAAAGATGCCGATGGCCTCGTGAAGAGCGATACTGTTGCTGACCTTATGACCGCTGCTGCTGGCGCCGGTCTCGCCGCTTCTAGTGGCGTTCTCGCTGTCGACATCGACGAGCTTTCGGCTCTTGGTGGCGCTGGCCTTCACCAAACTCAGGATTACTTTATGTTTTCCGACAATGGTACCGAAAAGAAGATTACTTTCAGTAACCTTCAAGACGCTGTTTTCGCTGATGTAAGTGGTGATGCTACTGTCGCTGCTGGTGGTGCTCTCACCATTGGTTCCGATGCTATCGAAACTGCTATGCTTAACGATAACATCATTAGCGGCCAAACCGAATTGGCTCACGCTGACATCGCTGACGCTGACGAATTCATGATTTCCGATGGTGGAGCATTGAAAAGAGTTGGTGTTGACAGTCTTCGTGATCACTACTTTGGTGTTGTCTCCGGCGATGCTACTATCGCCGACGGTGGTGCTCTCACCATCGCTGCCAATGCTGTCCAGACTGGAATGGTCCACGATGATGTTGCAACCGAACTGGCTGGTGCTGGTCTTGCTGCCGCTTCTGGCGTTATGTCTGTTCAAGCTTCTGGCTCTCTTCACATCGATAGCGACAAAGTATCAATCACTGGTTCTTTCGCTGGCGATTGTTTAGATCAAGGTCCAAACGAAAGCGCTGACGCCATGCTTACTATTCATGTCGTTGCTGACGAAAGCACGATCAACTCTGTTGGTCGCACAACTCTTAGAGTTGCTAATGCTGGTATTACTGCTACTCAACTTGCTACTTCTGTAGCTGGCGCCGGCCTTGCTGGTGGTGGCGGAACTGCTCTTTCTATTGATATCGATGAGCTTTCTGCTCTCGGTGGAACTGGTGTCGCCCAAGGCGATCACTTCTTGTTCTCCGATGGTGGAACCGAGAAGAAGATTACTGCTTCTAACCTTGAAGACTGGATCTTCGGTAATGTTTCCGGCGATGCTACTGTTGCTGCTGGTGGTGCTTTGACATTGGCTAACAACTCGGTATCACAAGCCCAGCTTGATGATGACGCTGTTGGTGCTGACGAG